GCTAAATAGTCGCGCTCTACGGCTTCGTTATGCACTTCGTAAATATAGTCTACATACGTCTGCGTGTGCTGGTCCATTTCTTCGTTAAAGTGCGGGTTTTGTGCCTTAAAGCTTCTAATCTTTGCTTTTAGCACAGGCTCGTTGCCTTCGCCTTCGAAAGTGTAGCGCAGCTTTAGCTCCGCCAGTTCGTGCGCCGCTGTGCCTTCTTCTGCAAATATGCTAGAGGTGTTCGGGTAAACGCTTTCGAGCTGTGCCGAAGGTGTGCAAGTCAGCCAACGCGACGAGCCCGACGCAGACAGCAGCGCGTGCGCTCTGTCCTTGTGGTCTATTGGTGTGTCCTTTTTTGCCATTTTATAACGTGTCTAAAAAGTTGTTAAAGCTTTCGAAGTCTGACGGATCCAAAGTAGAAACGCTAGCGGCTCCGTGTGTAGATAGTGCGGCTTTAATTGCCTCGCGCGTTTCTGGTCGTGTCTTAATAAAGCCGCCGACGCGTCCGCGCAAGTGTTCAAGGTCTAGGCCTTTAATTGCTGCCTTTTCCTTTTGCACTGGTGCAGGAGCCGCTTCTACAGTTTCCGCCTTTTCTACTTTTGCGCGTGCTGCTTTGGGTTTATCTACGGGTGCAGGCTCTGCCTCTGTAGTTGTTACGGCTGCACTTTGGCCGCCTAGTGCGTGCATAAAGTCGATGTACGCTTTTAGCTGTACTGGATCACATACGTTAATGCTACATGAAATGTTCATAATTTTCATTTATTTACTGTTTAATTGTTACGGAATTGGACGACTGGCGCGGGTTGCTTAAAAGTACGCGGCGGAATTGGTCCGCCAGGGCTTTGTTGAAATTGGTAAAGAAAGCGGCCCTTTGTTCGTCGCTGTAATTGTGCCACGGTGCCGCGATTGCGTGCTCTTTTGGCGTTACGGTTTTAGATATTCTTAGCATAATTGTAAAATTTTAAAGCGTTTTTTACTGTTTTTCGTGTTAACTAATCTACTTTTTTACTGATTTCTTGAAGCAAATATACTATAAAACTTTTGAATAGAAACGTTAAAATTCAAAAATGTTAGAATATTAACAAGTTTGTGTTGAAATGTACGAAATTTAACGGTATAGGCCATTTGTTAAAATCTGTTAAATATAAACAAGAATTGGCGTTTTATAAACAAGAATAAACAAGGCTTGTTTATATCGAAAAGCCGCAGCAGTAAAGACTTAGAGTACTGTATAAACAATATAAACAATAATATATATAAAACAGTATATAGAAATAGGATAGGGAATTATAGAAGTATAAATATACACTATACGAATTCTAGGGTATTAGTGGGAAAAACTTGTTTGTTTTGTTTATAAATTGGCAAAAAATGGGCTGTAAGTCAGTCGCAGCGCGGTTTTATAAAATAAACAAGAAAAAAGGCCTTGTTTATGTTTTGCTTTTGGGCTGGTTTGCTGTAGAAAAATTGATTTTGTATTGAATTTTCGGATAATATCGTATATTTGCCCTATGGGACAATGGAACAAAAGCCCCTACGATATACGCTATGAGCGAATAGGTAGGGCTGTAGCAGCGGAACTACAGAGAAACAGAAATTTCCGCAGGGAGGTGGCAAGGCTGCCCCTGGGTAGTCGAATTTTACAGCTAGTCGATAACGGCTACGATGCCGAAAACGCTAAACCAAAAACAAAACTGCAGCGCTTTTTTACGTTTGCGGCTCAAATATTTAAAGGATGAAACAGGACAGCAAAATAAAAACTTTCTTTTTAACGGCAACGGGGCTTTTGCTCGTCGTTTTTATGTATTGCATTTTTGTAATTGATAAGGCCCTCTGCGTTTTTGCAGTAGGTCCGCGTATTGGTTTTCGTAAATGGCTGCACAATCCAAGCGTTAAAGTTTTACGCCAGGACAACGAAATAGATCACAATTTGCAAACGGTCTCTATTTTGCGCGTAACGTTTTTCGGCCTGTGCTACTTCATTTTTTCACTGGTATGGTAACGGCTGTTTTTTCACCTAATAGGCTACAGCATGGCACGTAAAAGCGAGGGCTTCGGCGACGACGTAGAGCGCGCCATTTCTGTTTTGAGACTTAAAAAGATAGCGGCGCTTATTGTGGGGCCCGACTGCCAGAGCTGCGCACAAAGACAGAAGCGCTGGAATGATCCACAGCTGCGAATTAATCAAATATTGCACAAAAAATGATAACAGACGACAGCGAGGCAGGCAGAAAGTTAACGCCAAAAATGCGCGTATTTTGCCAGGAATATGTCAAAGACTGGAACGGCGCAAGGGCTGCCAGAGTGGCAGGCTATAAGGACGAAACAGCCAGCCGCATAGCTTATGCCAATTTGCAAAAGCCACACGTTAAGGCGTACCTAGAGCACATACAGGCGGACCTTGCCAAACTGTCTGGCATTTCTGCTGTTAAGATCCTGGACGAACTTAGCAAAATTGCGTTTTCAAGTATCGCGCAGCTGCATAACAGCTGGATCGACTTAGAGGCGTTTGAAGCTTTAACCGAGGACCAGAAAGCCGCTATCGAGTCAATCGATACAAAAGTCGAGGATGTAGAGCAGGCAAACGGCAAAAAAAAGACAGTTAAATATGTTAAAATCAAGCTTTACAACAAAATAGCAGCCATTGAAAGCATTAATAAAATGCTAAGTTATAATGCGCCAACGAAAACAGATCTAACTACTAAGGGCCTAGCAATAACACAAGGGCCAGCACTTACGCAGGACCAAGTAAACAAGCTAATTGAAAAGCTGTAATGCATAAAAGCGAAGAGTTCAAAGAAGTATTAAGGCAGGCTGCAAAGACTAATTTTGTAGCCTTTTGCTATTTCTATGACTACGACTTTTTTAAAAGCCGCCCATTTCTTAAAGACATAGCCCTGGCGTTCCAGGACATAGCAGACGGCAAAATATTAACGCTCGCAGTTTCGCTGCCGCCGCGTGCTGGCAAAAGCTATATAACTACATTATTTTGTGCGTGGATCCTGGGACGGTTTCCAGAGGATAGCGTAATGCGTAACACCTGCACGGCCCGACTAGCTGAAAAGCTAAGTTACGACGCGCGCGAAGTGGTTAAAAGCGAAAAGTTCGCCGAAGTATTCGAGGACGTGCGACTATCTGACGACCGCGCAGGCGTAAGCGGCTGGAATACCAACAAAAGCAAAAACGTGGGCTATTTCGGCCAAGGCGTAGGCGGTACTATTATAGGCTTTGGAGCTACAAAAGTAGCCATAACAGACGACCTTTTTAGAAACATGGAGGACGCACTAAGCGAGACTATACGCGAAAAAACGCACAGCTGGAAAGAAGCAACGCACGACAGTAGAAAAGAAAGCGGCTGCGCTGAAATTGACATAGGTACGCGCTGGACCAGGGACGACGTAATAGGCAAAAACAGCGAGGGCTGCCACTACGACCGCGAAATTATCGTGCCCGCACTGGATGACAAAGGGCAAAGTTTCTGCGAGGCTGTAATGACTACAGACGAGTATTTGAAGAAAAAAAATAAAACGCGCGCTGAAATTTGGGACGCGGAGTACATGCAGCAGCCCGTCGATATTAAAGGTCGACTGTTTACTGATCTAAAAACGTTCACAGACTTAGACGCTATACTGAAAAACAGCGAGGGCTGCGTCGCTTATGTGGACGTTGCGGACGAAGGCAGCGACTATTTGTGCGCGCCTTTCGGGCATATTGTAGGCGATTTGATCTACATAACCGACGTAATGTACACGAAGGCGAATACAGACGTAACTACGCCGCAGCTGGCAGGCCTTTTGAACAAATACAAAGTGCGCTATACTAGAGTAGAGACTAACGGCATGGGCGGCATATTTATAAAAATGCTGCGTAATTTAGTTACCGATACGTCAATAATTGGCATACATAACCGCCAGAATAAAATAACCAGAATAATAATGAGCAGCGACTACGTGCTGCGCCGTTTCCGTTTCCTGGAAACAGACGAAGGCGAATACGGACAATTTAAACGCGCCCTGCAG